TGTTTAGCACAAAATAGCACTTTGGAGAAAAGGCGGTCTTTGACCGTCTTTTTATATACCCTTCATCAGTGATGATGTAAAACATCAACCAAGTAAATTCGTGACATAACACGTTAAAATTGTATGAAAGGTTAGGGAAAAAGAATGACATTACAGGAAATTTTGAAAGCAAAAGGTCTTACTGATGAACAGATCGAATCTACCATTGGTGAGATGAAACAGAACAAAATCTTTACGGCAAGTGAAGAAAACCTTGATACAAGGTATGGCAAGCTGAAAGCGGATCATGACGGTGTGACCAAACAGCTGACAGAAGCAAACACGCTGATTGAACAGTTGAAGAAGGGAAACAGTGACAATGAAACCTTGCAGACCAAAATCACAGATTATGAATCCAAGGTTGCCACACTTACAGCTGAAAATGAAAAGCTGAAAATTGACGGTGCTTTGAAAGTTGCCCTGCTTGATGCAGGTGCAAAGGCTTCTGATCTTGATTACCTTATGTTCAAAGCAGGTGCAGGTGATAAGGATTTAAAGATCGGTGATGATGGAAAGCTGAAAGGTCAGGAAGATTTGATTTCAGGTCTTAAAACGCAGTTTCCAAACAACTTTGCTACAACTGAACAGAAGCAGATTCAGGAACACAAACTTGAAAAGGGTGCTGACAATCAGACAAAGACCGTCACAGCAGAAGATTTTGCCAAAATGGGCTATCAGGACAGGTTGAAACTGTTCAAAGAACAGCCTGACACATACGCTGAACTTACCGGAAAGAAAGCACAGTAAATGAAAGGTTAAAAAGGTGAATATTTATGGCTACTACAGTTATTGCGGATTTAATCAATCCCGAAGTTATGGCTGATATGATCAGCGGTAAAATTGAAAAGAAGATTGTTGTTTCCCCATTTGCAAAGGTTGATAACACTTTGCAGGGTCAGGCAGGTGACACCATTACTGTTCCACAGTACGGTTACATTGGTGATGCAGAGGACATTGCCGAAGGTATTGCGGTCGGTACTGTCAAGCTGACAACCACATCTACAACCGCAAAGGTTAAGAAAGCAATGAAAGCTGTTGAAATCACAGATGAAGCAATCCTTTCCGGCTATGGTAACCCGGTCGGTGAAACCAACAATCAGCTTGCAAAGGCTATTGCTTCTAAAGTTGATGTTGATGCAATGGATGCTTTACAGACTGCACAGCTGAAATACGATGGCAGTGCAAAGGTGATTTCCTATGCAGGTGTGGTTGATGCCATTGATGTGTTTGATGAGGAAATCAACAGCAACAAGGTTATGTTCATCAATCCGGCACAGGTCAAGGATTTAAGAAAGGATTCTGACTTTATCGCAGTTGACAAGATTGCAGAGTCAATGATGGTCACAGGTGCAATCGGCAAGATTGCCAATACCGAAGTTGTTCCATCAAAGAAAGTTCCGCTTAATGAAGCAGGTACAGGCTATGTTTGCCCTATCGTCAAGTTGGAAAATGATGATGAAACAGAGGAAGAAACGGCTGCACTTACCATCTACTTAAAGCGTGATACCAATGTTGAAACAGAGCGTGACACGCTTGCAAGAAAGACTGATGTTTCAGTGGATAAGATGTACACGGTGGTGCTTTCCAACGCTTCCAAAGTTGTTCTTGCCACATTCAAGAAATAATTCCTGAAAGGCGGTGTTCCTGATGATCGTACAGGTTGAAAAGTTGGCTGCAATGGAAGAATTTCAAGGCATTGATGCAGATGTTCTTTCCATGAAGTTACAGGCTATTGAAAGCCTGATCAGGTCATACACCAACAACAACTTTCAGAATCGTGCTATGAGGATTGAAGCCCCTGTTGTCAATGGGGTTGTGCTTGGTCATTCACCCTATTTCAGGGTGGGTGACACGGTGCAAATATCACAGTCAGCGGTCAATGATGGCTTATATGGGATTGCGGAAATCACTGATTCAACATTGCAGTTGGACGGTGATTTATTTGATTATCCGCAAAACACCATAACCAAGGTGATATATCCGGCAGATGTGCAGAAGGGAGTGGTTGACCTTATGATTTGGGAAAATGAAAACCGTCAGAAGGTCGGTATCAAGTCCGAAACGCTGTCAAGGCATTCTGTCACATACTATGATCAGGATTCAAACAATCAGGTAATGGGCTATCCGGTGTCCTTGCTTGGTTTCTTGAAGCCGTATGTGAAACCAAGGTTTTAAGTGAAGATTGGTGGAAACAGTTCAGCCACAATCCAAGTGCAGACCACAGCACAAAATGGAATAGGTGAAGATGTTCAGGCTTGGACGGATGCACTTTCCTGTAAGGGTTGGTTGGACTTGTCAACAGGTGATTCCAACAGCATCAACTTCAATGCTAAAATTCAGGAATCAACATATCTTCCTTTGTGATTATTTTCCATTGCAGTTCAGCATGGAAGATGAACCGGATAAAATCATCAAAATCACAGCGGAAAACAGCCGGATGGTGGTTGACGGTAGCATTTATGAAGTCATGGTGTATGATGATCCAATGAACAAGCACCAACACCTTGAAATATACCTTAGATATGTAGGGGGTGTGTGATATGGGTGTTGTGGATGTTGAATTTGTCGATAACACGGCAAAGGTAAAGGCTGCAATCCGTGAAAAGGGGATTGCTTGGCTGTATGAAGCAAGCGGTGAACTTGAAGCACAGACAAAGAGAAATTCCAAGGTTAAGACAGGAAAGACCAAGGGTTCTTACAGTTACAAGGTGGACGAAGGAAGCCTTGAAGGTGCTATTGGGTCAAATTACGAAAATGCAATATATGAAGAATATGGAACAGGTGAATATGCCCTGAATGGTGACGGTCGCAAGGGTGGTTGGTTTTACAAAGATTCAAGCGGTCATTGGTATCACACTTATGGAAAGTCACCACGCAGACCATTCTACAAGGCATATATGGCTTTGAAAAGTAGGCTAATTTCAAGGGCACAGGATTTGTTTGGGGGTATCGGATGAAAGAAGTGCTGAAACTGATTACTTCTAAGATGCAAGAGTCAGGTCTTGACTACCATTTTATGAAGAATAAGAAAAGAAAAGTCACTTATCCTTATTGGGTGGGTGAACTTCTTCCAACTGACCCGAACACAGAGGACGGAAGGAAAGAATTTACTTTCATTCTGACCGGGTTCAACCGTGCATCCGACACAACGGAAGGCACATTGTTTGAACTGTTGGAAGAAGCTGAAAAAATTGAAGAACGCTTTCCGCAGGTGGAAGGCTTGACCGCTGTTGTCAGAAATCAGGCAATAGCGGTTTATTATTCTAGCTGTCAGCCTATTGATTCAGGTGATGAACAGCTTACAAAGGTACAAATTAACTTAGCAATCAAAACATGGAAAGGCGGTAAATAATTATGGGTCTTATCAAAGGTTTAAAGAAATCAGGTATCACCGAAAAAACACCAAAGTCCTTAATGCTTGGTGCAGGTACGATTTATAAAAATCTTACTTGGGATTCTACAAAAAGTGTTTGGAATGGTACGGTGTTCGGTGCAACATCAGGCGGTAACAAGTTCACCCTTTCACCGAACATTGTAACGGTGGATGTAGACGGTGCAACCGTAGACACAAAGGGTCTTACACAGAAGCAGGGTGAAACTGCACAGCTTGAAATCAACCTTGTCGAGGTTTCACCTGAATCACTCAAACTTGCTATGATCGGTGAGGAAGTATCGAGTGATGCAACAGGTTTCACCAAGTTGGCTACTAAGTCGGTGATTTCAGATGATGATTACATCGACAATGTTGCTTTCGTTGGATTCCTTGCAGATGATACACCTATCATCATTATCATGGAAAATGCACTTTGCACAAGTGGCTTGGAGCTTTCCGGCACAAACAAGGAAGCAACGGTTATTCCTGTTACATTCAAGCCGTATGCAGACAATCAGGGTGACACGTTTGACAAGTTACCTGTCTACATCTACTATCCGACAAGCGATAGTGCAAACACAACTGTAGAAGCAGAGGGTTAAGCCACAGAAAGGATGAATTGACAAATGGATTATATATCAAATGAAAGTGTGGGGGCGGTTAATTCTGCCCCTACTTCTGAAAAAGCGTTAAATGAGGGTTATATGAGTTCACAGGACGGTACAGAAGCGGTTGCAACACCGCAGACTGAACCTGAAATTGTGGAAGAACCAAAACCCTACACATTCAGGAAGCTGAACAGTACAGACCTGTTCCCCATGATACAGCTGATCAGCAAGATCGGCTTGGACGAACTGACCACCGTCTTTGACAAGAACATGATCAAGAACATTGTCGATAAGGCAAAGGATGAAGCAGGTTCAAGCGGTGATGCACAGTTCATTGTGGGGCTTGATGTGTTCCTGAAACTTGCAAACAAAATATTGGAACATATTCCCGATTGTCAGCGTGAAATATATACCCTGCTTTCAAATGTCAGCGGTATGAGCAAGA